CCTTATCTATCGCTACGCCACAGGATACGGATCAACCTACAGCACCTCAGATTCCGACTCTATAGCCTCGTACGGACTCTTTGAGCGTTCCTTTGACTCTAACATCAAGAACCTTGCAGACATCACTGACATCGCCTCTAGAGAGCTTAATCTAAGGCGCAGTCCTAGAGAGCAACTCGGTGTGATTACCTTCCGCCTAGATAATCCAGACATCGGCAATGCCATGCTTGACAGCCTTATCGGGATCTATTTTGGTCAGCCTGTCCTTATTAACAATCTGCCTAGCAACTTACTTGGTGGCACTTTTGAAGGTTTTGTTGAGAATGTCGCACTTCGAGCAACACCTACCTTTGTGGACATTACTCTTTACATTACAGCAACAGATCTATCCCTCAGCACGACTCAATGGGAAACAGTCATTCCTAGTTCATTAGCTTGGACAGGCGTAAATGGTACACTTATCTGGAACAACGCGACAGGAGCATTAACTTAATGGCAACGACCCCGAACTTTAACTGGAGCACTCCAGACAACACAGGACTGGTTAAGAATGGTGCTCTGGACATTCGCACACTTGGCAACTCTATTGATTCCTCAATGGCAGATCTAAAGGGTGGCACTACCGGTCAGGTGCTCACAAAGGCATCAAACACAGACATGGACTTCTCATGGGTAGCAGATGCCACCGGTATTCCTGCAACTATCTTTGATGCTAAAGGTGACATCATCGCTGCAACAGCGGCAGACACAGCTTCACGCCTTGCAGTAGGAACAAATAACCAAGTTCTCACAGCTGATTCAAGCACAGCAACAGGATTAAAGTGGGCAACTCCAGCGACATCATCAAGCGGATTAGTTCTACTTGACCGAGACAGTTTCTCAGCAGTTTCCAGCGTTGTCTGGGATGGAGTCTTTACTTCCACTTACAAGGTTTATCAAGTGGTAATCGAAACTTTATTCGGTAGCACATCTTCGGCTGATCTATGGTTTAACTTCCGCTACAGCAACACGACCATGGCTGCTCAATACTATGGAAGCATCCAAGAAACAATTTCGACAACATGGAGCGGTACACAATGGAGCGCACTCAATTCAGCCGAACGCGCTATTATCTCTAACAATGTGAACGCAGCTGCAAATGAAAACATGAGCTCTGTTTTCAATGTTTTCAATGTGGGAACTAGCAGCAATCGCGGTGGACTATACGGACAGACTCTCGGATTAAATCCTTGGTATGATGTTTTCGGTGGATACACAACTCAATTACAAACTTACAACGGCTTTGTGTTAGCACCATCAACAGGCACAATCACAGGCACAGTATCTATCTACGGATTGGCAACAGCATAATGACAAAAGAAGAACTTATTGCACAGTACAAGGCAGAAAACCCAACCTTGATAAAGCGTGTCAATGGTGAGGACATCGAAGTCGATGCAACTGAGTATGAAGAAACAATCAACTCATGGGCAGATGCAAAACTTGCTAAAGATGCTCGACTCGTAGAAGCAGAAGAATCTAAATTAACTAAGATTTCTGCCTATGAAAAACTCGGATTGACTAAAGAAGAGATCAAGGCACTCGGATTATAAATGAAAGCCAAACTTTCTAAAGCTGCTGTTCAGCTAAGAGAGCAGTTCGATGACTCGTTCCCAGATCGTGACCGCACATCGGATGGTTGGATCGGTGATACCCGACACGCTGCTCGCAAGTCAGATCATAATCCAGATGAGCAGGGCTGGGTTCGTGCCATTGATGTGGACAAAGACTTATTCAAGGGCGGTAAGCCAGACATCATGGGAGATCTTGCTGATCAGCTTCGTACCTTGTCCAAATCCAAGAAAGACAAGCGTATTAGTTACATCATTTACGATGGACGAATCTGCTCACGCATCCTCAACTGGAAGTGGCGCAAGTACACAGGGGCTAACAAACACACTAAGCACATGCATGTTAGCTTTAAGAAAGAAGCTGACAATGATGGTGCTTTTTTTCAAGTACCTATGTTAGGAGCATCTAATGGATAATCTATCAATCATCATTGCCGGAGCTTGTGGAGTTATTGCTATTCCTGTTCTACGCCAAGCGATTAAGTCTTACCGCGCTAAGAAATCTGTTGCAGACATCGTGGTTGATTCGATTGAAGCAGCCATTGATCAGGTTGAGAAGAAGTGACACAGTCTGACTTCTTCACCTTCTACATTGCTAGTCTAGGTGTGTTCGGTGGTCTTGCTGGTTATGTCATCACGCATCTGCTCAATGAGATCAAAAGACTCAACACGCGAGTGGATGAGATCTATAACATCTTGCTTGACAGGTAGCATTGTGCTATGGCAAGAAAACCCACTAAGGCATTAGAGGATCAAGGCTATTCCAAGCTCGATGCTTACTGCATTGGCTTGCATGAGTATTGGAAGTCATTACGCAAGGCTGGATTCACTGAAGGCATTGCGCTATTTATGATCACAGATGTTCCCTCTTACCCTCGCTGGATCTTGCCAGACCCAATCGAACCAGAGAAGCTGGGCGATTACGAGGACGATGAGGATGACGATTAAGCGAATTGTCGTAGTTTCGGACTTACAAGTTCCATACCATGACAGGGTTGCAACTCGTAACCTTGCTTCATTCATCAAGAAGTTTAAGCCAGATCAGGTTGTTACCATTGGTGATGAGATTGACCTACCACAGATAAGCAAGTGGGAAGAAGGGCGCATGGGCAGTTATGCTCAAACGCTCGATGATGACCGCAATGAGGCTGTTCAGCTGCTCTGGGATCTAGGCGTTACAGACTGCATCCGTAGCAATCACACAGATCGCCTGTATAACATCATCATGGCTAAAGTTCCTGCCTTTGGTGCATTGCCAGAACTACGCTTTGAGAAGTTTATGAAGTTCGATGAACTGGGTATCACCTTCCATAAGAACCCGATGCCTATTGCACCTAACTGGATTGCAGTGCATGGTGATCACACACCCATCAAGCCACAAGGGGGCTTATCAGCCCTAGAAGCGGCTCGTAGGCATGGAAAGAATGTCATCTCAGGACATACTCACAGAGCAGGGCGTTCAGCCTTCTCAGAGGCTTCTGGGGGGCGTATAGGGCGTGTCCTGCATGGTGTGGAGGTAGGCAATCTCATGGACTTTAAGCAAGCTGCTTACACAAAGGGAGTTGCTAACTGGCAACAGGCTTTCGCCATTATTTATGTTAACAAGGCTAAGGTTCAGGTTGATTTAATCAACATCGAGAAGGACGGCACATTCATTGTGGCTGGAAATTCCTACGGCAGACCTAGATAGACTCCTGGAGTTTGTTATCAAATCGTTACACAAATAAGCGCATTTTTGTCATGTAGCTGTGTCACACTAATACTGTAAGCGATCAAGGGCATCGCTACAGATAGGAAATAAAATGCAAGCAATTGCACCAGCAAAAGTGATCTTCTGTAATGTATGCGACAAGGCTACTTATGTGTCAGCTGTGGCTTATCACAGAGAAAACCCATGCCATGCTTCAATGATGGGCTGGGATTGCATGGAGTTCGAGGCAGAAGAGCAATTCTGTGGATGTGGTGCATAATGGCGAACACAGACAAGCTGCTTCTGATCTGCATCTTTGGCATGATTATAGGTTTTGTTATAGTTATCATAGATGTGCAAAAGACAGCTTATAAAAAGGGCGTACGCGATGGCTATCATCGAGGTCGCAGTTACAAGGGGCAGGAATGAGAGCCAATGAGATCCTCTTATCCGCCACAGACACTATCCGCGAGCGTGGTTTATCGTATGGTCACCCTTCAGATAACCTGCAACACACCGCAATGCTGCTCAGTGCATACCTACAGACACCGATCCATGACTATCAAGTCGCAGGGATCATGGTACTTGTCAAGCTTGCAAGGACTAATCAATCAGCCCAGCACATCGACAACTGGGTCGATCTATGCAGCTATGGCGCACTCGCTGGACAACTAGCCACAGAGGAGAACGAGCTTTATGTTTAACCTAGCCGATTACGAGACAGTAGAGGTGAGACTTGAAAAGTTTATTAAGGATTATCCAGATTTCCGTATTGCAACAGAGTTGGAAGTGGTCGAGGCAGATCGATACATTGTTAAGGCTTATCTTTACAAGGGGATTGGCGCAACTGTTGCGTGGGCAACAGGGTACGCTGAGGAAAAGATTACTGACCGAGGCGTTAATGCGACTTCAGCTCTGGAGAATTGCGAGACTTCGGCAATCGGCAGAGCACTTGCAAATGCAGGTTATGCTTCTAAAGGAAAAAGACCAAGCCGCGAGGAAATGAGCAAGGTTGTAGCTTCTAAGCCAGTCAAGCCACCGGTGGCAGAAGTCAAGGCAGATGATCAGGATTACTGGACAACTCCAGTAGGTCAATACAATAAAGTAGTCGATGCTCCAGTGACACTAGAGAAGGCTATGGAGAACATCGCAGCTGTAATGGGTACAGGTGAGGCACAAGAAGCACCATCATGCAAGCATGGACACATGGCGTGGCGCGAAGGCACAAAGAATAACAAGGCTTGGGGCGGTTACTTCTGCTCTGTAGTCAATCATCAAGGGGGCGAGCCTAAGTGCCCTACAGTCTGGTATTCACTTTCATCCAGTGGCAAGTTCGAGCCACAGAAGGCATGGGCTTAACATGGGTTATGTAGAGATCTATAACATTGAGAAAGATGGCGAATGGACAGACTTAGAGGATGTGCCTATGTATGACACGATCCGTTGTCAGCTGTGCAATGAACCGACACTAGCTAGTGACATCATCATCCCAGCTATAATCACAGATGGCAATCTAGTGGCAGGAACATGGCAATGCAGAAAGTGCCATGCAGTCAATGGATAAGGATGATCTGATTCATTACCTTTATGTAATTGCTATCTGTTTAGCTGCATGGTGCGGCTACTTAGCAGGAATACATAATGGCTAGTCAAGCAAGGAAACATAGAGGCTTCCGCACAGAGCGCGTAGTCGCACAGTACCTATCGACTGTGTGGAGTGGTGCAACTGTCGGAAGGGGTAGCGGTAAGGACATTGTCAATGTTCCCTTTGATGTTGAAGTCAAGGCACGATCAGGCTTTCAACCATTGGCTTACATAAAGCAATTAAAAGCTCGCACAGCTCTTTCGGGGGAATTGGGCTTTGGAGTGATACGACTAAACGGACAGGGTGAAGATGCGCGTGAGTATGCCGCCATCATCCGCTTAGAGGATCTCTTACCGCTACTCCAATTAAAGTATGGTCACATTACTAGCGAACCCACAGAAGCAGACATTGACCGCTGCACAGGCTGTGGGTCTTACATGATACAGAGGTGCTTAACATGCCAGCCTATGACTACCGATGCAACCAGTGCAATCTCAGTTCGGAGATTACTCATGGATGGCACGATAGACCAGTGATTCCATGCACCTATTGCAATGAGCCTATGGTCAAGGTTATAACAGCTGCACCTGCACACTTTAAGGGCAAGGGCTTCTACAGTACGGATAAATAGTTATCCACAGAAGTTATCCACAGAAGTTATCCACAGGGTAACAGTAGGGAGACATTATGAAACGACACACCGCTCTGACCAGCACTTATGCTAATGGATTTGACACCGATGGTACGCTAACTCAGCAGAGCCTCTCAAAGGCTCACCGCGAGCCGCCTAAGCGGATCGCTCGCGGGGTGCTTGTAGCTATTGGGATAGCTCTTTGCTTCATGCCTGAAGCAGGGGGATCTAAACCAATGCAATTTGTAAGCTACAAACAATTTGCTTATCATCAATTAGGTTATGACTTAGAGCAATACAAATGCTTAGCAAAGCTCTATGGTAAAGAGAGTGCTTGGAATCCTAAAGCGCGTAATGGATCACATTATGGAATACCACAGGGAAGATCTATTTACTTATCTAAAGTAGATGGTTATAAGCAAGTGCAATGGGGCTTAGATTACATAGCGCACCGCTATGATGCGGATACCTGTAAAGCACTACAGCATTGGAAGGATAAGGGATGGCATTAGACTTAGAGGCTACTGTTCAATGCAGTAGGTGTGAGACTGAGACACCTGAGTCTGAGCTGCATGAAGTTCATGCTTGGTGGTTATGTGGTAACTGTTATGATGAGATCTAATGGCATTGAATCAAAGAAGGGTTAATGACCCTAGAGACAGCAGAAGATGGAGAGCCTTTCGGCTCACGATCTTGGCTAGGGATAACTACATTTGTAGGTATTGCTCGAAAGATGCAACGACTGTCGATCATGTGCTGAGTATCAAAGATGCACCTGACCAAGCGTTCAATCCTGAGAACTGTGTGAGTGCTTGCCAGCCATGCAATAGCGC